CGTAACGGTAGTGACGCAAGCACTGCAATCCTTCGTGGCAATTGTCACGGTCAAACCAGCAGTTTCTGAAGATGGTTCTGGCAGCGTTGATACTGTCCAAGATAGGGGTTTTGCCAATGATTTTGGTCTTATAGCCAGCAGCCCTAACAATTTCTTCAATGCTGCGACCATTGCCAGCCAAAGTCTTGTTCTCAGCGTCATGCGGTAGCCAAAGCGTGTCATAGATATACCCAAAGGTTTGCATTTTTGCTAAATAGTCGCTCATTGTGGTTTGGTTGCCTTCAATGTAGCGAATGATGCGTGTTTCCATGCCAACAAACTGCAAGAACCAAATGGCTGTGGCATCAGACCAACCCAAATCAAAGATGGCGTGGACAGGCTTTGTAGGGTCGTAGTTGACCTTTGTGATGCGACCATCCAACTCAGCTACTTGCATTTCTTTGGCAAACACAGCGCCATCAACTGTTTGGCGGCATAAACCTTCCCAAACCACGTTATAGGCTTGCGGGTCGCGGCTTTTAAGCGCGTCTTTTTCATCGCGTAGCGTATCAGGAAACCAAGGGTTATCAGACCAGTTAATCTTTTGAACGATTGAGTTTTCAGGCGGGTGAAGCACGAACCGCTGATACGTTTCATCGGATTCAAGCTCTGGGTTGAATGAAATCCAGATTTCGGATTGTTCCTTACGAATAGTAGGAATCAGCACGTTCCATGAACCACGGCTTACTGTCTGCGCCTCCTCAACCCAACAAATTTCCACGCCCTCATAGGACTTGACGTTTGCCACGTTGTTTTTAAGGCCAACAAAACTGAACTCTGAGCCATTCTTGGCGCGAATAGTGTTTTGTGTTATCTCATAAAACCCAAGCAATCCCAAAGCTTGAATCTGATCGCACAATAACTTGTGAACCGAATCCTTCATTGAAGTCATAAACTCACGCGCACAAAGCACACGGGTTGGCGATTTGGCGGCAAGGATAAGCAACGCCCTGGCAATACCCCAAGACTTTGCACCGCCTCGACCACCGTAAAGAACCTTGTAACGCTTCTTCTCAAACAAGCATTGCAGCTTGATTGGGAACTCGGCCTTGGCTAACGCTTGGGCGACTGCATCACTCATTTGGCTTTACAAACACCACTTGGATGCCGTTTAGCGCCTCACCGTCAGCGCCAGTTACTTCCTGCTTCACAGTCTCGGACCAACGCATTTGGCTCTTTGTCCACCAAATCAGGCTGGTTGTGTCGCCTGCCACCGCCTTTGAAAATAACGTCTTGGCAATTTGCCCGTTGGCTTTAGCCTTGCCCGTATCAAGCTCGGTGCGGTAATACTTACGCAGCGTCTTGTCATCAATCCCCACCAGAATGGCGATTTGTTCGTGCGGCAGGCCCAATCCGCTGGTGCTTTCGACCAGCTTGCGCTTTTCATCGGTTGGCTCGTGAGCCTCTTGTGGAATTACTGGCATCTTTTTTAAAGGGGAACTCGTGTTAATTTAAACCGTTTCGGTTACTTCTGTCAACAACTCAGCTTTTTTGCCTGTGAAGTTTTCCCAACGTTTAACAATTACATCGCAATACTTTGGGTCAAGCTCCATTAGGAAAGCGCTACGGCCTGTTTGCTCTGCGCCAATCAAAGTGCTACCGCTGCCACCAAACAAGTCAAGCACATTTAGCAGCTTTACATGGTTGCCAAATGCCCTTACCGACAAAGCAACTGGCTTTTGTGTTGGGTGAACGTAATTTGTGTCCTTTTTAACGTTCCACAAATCGCTTTCGTTTTTGATTTCTTGGTCTATCTTGCCGTTGAACAAGCAAAACTCGTGCTGGTAGCGATAGCCGTTACCCATGCCAAAGACGTTTTTAGCCCAAACAATACAAGACTTGTAGTCAAGTTTGTCTTGCAATACGCCGTAAAAGTTCCAATTGCACCAAATGTAATAAACCTTGGGGTCTACGGCACGAATGGTATTGCAAACTTCTGTAATGAAGTCGCCAAACTCAGCTTCAGGCAAATTGTCGTTTTTAATAACATCATGTTTGCCAGAGCGACCGTTAAAGGCAACGTTGTAAGGCGGGTCGGTAAATACCATGTCCACCTTGTTTCCATCCATTAACTTGTCCACAGCTTCAAGACTTGTGGAATCACCGCACATTAAGCGATGGCGACCAAGCTGGTAAATGTCACCAACTTTGGTAATTGGCTCTTCAGGCAAGCCAGGCGCTGCATCCTCGTCTGTTAGCCCTTCTTCAATCATTAAAGGCGCAAGGTCTGCAATTTCGTCTAATGTAAAACCTGTCAAACTTAAGTCAAAGCCAAGCTCTGCCAACTGGTCAAACTCCAGCTTCAGCATTTCATTGTCCCACCCTGCGTTAAGCGCTAGGCGGTTGTCGGCAATGATGTAAGCCTTCTTTTGCGCTTCGGTCAGGTCTTTGAGTTCAATGGTTGGGACTTCCTTGTGGCCTAGCTTACGCGCAGCCATTAGCCTGCCGTGGCCAGCAATGATGCCGTTGTCACCATCCACCAATATTGGGTTAGTCCAGCCAAATTCCTTAATACTTGCCGCAATCTGTGCCACTTGTTCATCAGAATGGGTGCGGCTGTTTTTTACATAAGGGATTAGTTCTGTGACCAGCTTGGTTGTGATTTTCATATTATTCAGCTTTTGGCTCTTGCTTTTCCAACTCGGCTAATTGCCATTGGCATTGCTGCAAAGCGCCGTTAATCATGTGAATCTGAGTTTCTAGCTTCTTGCCTTCTTCCATCAGTTCATCCATGCGCTTTTGGATTTGTTCTTTCATGCGGTTTCTCCAAAATAAGAAAGTAAGTCAATGTCTCGGTTTAAATCTCTAAACCGTTCTTCAAAGGAATACACGATTCCCTTATACAAGCTGGCATAGTAGCGGTTGCCGTTCTTTTTGTAGAACTCCAACTGCCGCTTGGCTATGCTGTAAGCCAGCGCCAAGGTGTAAATGTTTTCTTTGACTATCATTCTTCAACAAAACAAATGTCTTGCCAGCTCATTTTCAGGCATTGGTCATCGCCCAACTTCAGCGGTTCAAACTTCAGATATTCGTCTTTGGCTGTGTTGGCTACCGTACCAAAGTGGACTTTATCGCCCATCTTCAGACCTTGGCGTTGTGCTTCGTCACCCAAAGCGACCACATGGCCTGTTGTTGGGTAGCCTTCCACCTTGCTCAAGTCCAGCACTTCAGATTTAAAGCGCTGTTCAGGCTTGACAATGATTTTGTCGCGCAATGGCTTGATGTTCATGCCACCACCTTTTTGGTGTACTTGCGTTTGGGCTTGTCTTCTGTCATTTCACGCACAGGCAATGCCAACATATCAGGCACAGGCTCTGAGTAAGGCACAGGCGTGAATTCACCGCACCATTCATTTGGTGAACGGGTCTGAAACAGCGGAAAGCGCCGACAAGTTCCAATGGCTTGCCCACTATCACAAAAGTGGTCACAAGCCTTACAATTCTTAACAGACATGGCGAATCTCCTTATTTGCCTTGTTTAGAAGCCCTTGTAGTTCCTTCTCAACTACTGGGGCTTCGCTTTTAGCACTTGTAGCAGGCTTTTTCTTTGACGTAGCTGACACCAGCAGTCTTGCCAGTGTTGAACAGCTTGTCACCACCAACTTTGTCTTCTTTACCCATGCCAACGCCACCTTTGACGGAACCAGCGCGTTCGCCAGTACGGTCAGAAGAAGTTGCGCCCATTGGTGCTTTAGCGCCAGTAGTGCTAGGGATGCCTTTGTTTGAATCCATCTTACCCATGATTTTTCCTTTAGGAAGTTGTTTGGTGACTTTATGCCGTTGGTGGCACAATGTCAATGCAATTTTAACAGGAAATCCTATGCCTACCAATTTTAAAGTCTCTGGCGACATGAAATCTAAAAAGACCCCAACAGGTCACTATGAACCCGTCAAAGAGCATCGCAACGAAATGAAGCGCATTGCAGCTTTGGAAAAAGAACTCAAGCGCCACGAGAAAATGCCAGCTTCTAAAGCTCACGGTTAAGCTCATCAGGCCATTTGCCTTGGCCTTTTAGTTGTGCAACTGTCTTTTGATAGGCCATTTGCCACAACATTCGGCGCTGTTCTTTGTTAAGCCTTGCGCCTTGATCTAGTTCTGTGTGGCATTTTTGACACAAAGCGGCTGTGAATTCGTCACTTGCCTTGATTCCTCTGCCTTTTCCGTGTTCAGCCCAATTACTGTGGGCGGCTTGGGTTTGGTCTTCTACATAGCAGTTTTGACAAGGCAAGCTGGCTACGTTCTGAAGATGCTTCTTGCTTCTGAAGTAGTTAAATTTGGGAATCATCATGCTTAACCTCTTGCTCGGATTCTTTCAATCATTCGCATTGCCATTTTGTATTCAACCGTATCTCTGCCTGACCTTGGTATGTGCATTTGAATGTCCACAATACACGCCTCACGCTCTTTAGCTGCTACCAGTTTGGCAAAGTCTTGAAGGTCGTCAATATTTGCAATGTACCTGTTGGTGTCATTTTCATAGGCCATATCAGCCTGTTTAGCCATCTCAATGATTTCATCTTGTGTCATATCGTTTCCTTGAGTTCAATTCCGTTGTCAGCACACCAAGCTAAAAGAAATTCCACAAACTCACTTGCCTGTTCTTTGGTGAACTTGCGGGTTTGTTGCCCAAGTTGCACCACGCCTGTCATGTCAAGGCTTGGCACAATCTTTCCAGCGTCAATTTGCTTGTCTTTGCAGAATTGCCACACAAGCAGACGTTTCCAGCTTTCAGCATCCCATTTAGACCCCAAATGGCTTGATTGCTTGGCAATGTCACCAATAATGGCATGATACTTTTCTTCTTGCTCACGGCTTTTGCTTGCGTCTTTGACTTCTAGCGTCAGCTTACGCCCTGCCGCCAATGCAGCTTTGACCTTGGGCCACAGGTTTTGCATTAGGGCAGACGCTTGCTGCTGGTCAATTAGGTCGTATCTCATTTAAGCCTGTCGGCAACCAAGGTTGCATAACCAGCAATGTCGTGCCAATGGTCGTGATGGTTTGGGTTGCCGTTTAGCACACGGGCAATCTTGTGGCAAATCATTTCCAAAGCCTCAATCTGGTCTGCATCAAGTTCTTGGAAATCATGTTCCCAAAGCACAGCTTTTAGTTTTTGGCTAATTGCTGCGTGTGTTGCAAAGTCGCCATGTGTCTTTTGGCGTTGTTTCAATGTTTTCTCAATGCTCATTTTATTGCCCCTATAAATTTCAATGCTTGCTCTGGATTCTCTACAACGCCCAAGAAGGCGCTTTTCCATTCACTGTGCCACTTCACTTGATCTTCAGTTAATTTGCGCTGTGATGGCGGTTTCTGCCCATCCTTGACCTCAATAAGATAGAACGTGCCTTGGTATTGACAAAGCAAGTCAGGTACACCTTTGCCAACAGCAGCCAAAGATTCAACTTTAGCGCCAGCCGCACGAAGCGCCGATGTAACTTGTGTTTGATTTGCGTCAACCTTTGCCGCCCGTCTCATTTAACTTCCAATGGCAAAGTCACAACAGGCAAGGAAATCAGACTTTCTTTTGCCCATTCAACGCCTAAGTCGTAGGCGTTTGACATAGCCGTGATTGTGTTTTCATCGCAGCCTACGCCACGAAGCATTGCGATCATGTCATCTTTGCTCATGTGTTCTTCTCCTTGAGTTTGGCTTCAACAGCCTGAGCAAATTCAAGCCATCGTGGATAGCCTCGTGCAGCAATCTCTACGCACTCATCGTTTGTCAGCCCAACCCATATGCGTTGTTGTGGTGTGGTGTAGAGAGGCTTTGCATCCTTGTCTTTCCAAAATGCAAGTTGCTTGCTGTCGGTCAGCTCATATTTTTCGCACCAGTTATCTCCGTCGAAATACGGGTCGCCTTTGTAAATCCACGCCACAGGCTCACCCTGCTCTTGCTTGGCTAGTGCTTCTTCTAGGGCTTTGATGGCTTCTTGCGCTCGATATGAACCACCCAATCGCCAGACAGCAACATCACCGCCTTCACCAGTAAATTTGTCTGGCAACCCAAACAAACACTTCAACGCATTAAGTGCTAACTCTAAAGTTTCTTGATTTGTCATAACTTGATGCACTCCATGCCTTCCCATTTGCACACGGGATTTTCTTTGCACATGATGACAAACCCTTCAATTTCTTCATCGCCGCCAACGCTTTGGATTTCGTAACCATAGTCGCCAATTTGAATAACAACAGGAGCATTTGGATTAATCATGTCGTCAATGTTTCTGTCTTTTTGTGTGAGCCATACGTTTTCCGTATCAATCATGGCTTGCATAACGTCAATCATTGTTTGAGATTTGATTTTCATAAAGGGCTTTCTGGCAGTTGTGCGCGTTGCGCTTGTTGATACGCTTTAATTTGCTTGGCAGTCCAAGGAACTGCGCCTGTTGCTGGTGGGAAAGGCCAGTTAGTCAATGTCATAGCAGTCATCCACTTCTTTTTCAACAGGTTCAATGCCATATCCTTTGCATTTAGAGCAAGTTGCACCGTCATACATTCCTTCTCCTGACCCACTGCACCATGAGCAAATTTCGTCTTCGTCTTCTTCTATTTCATCTTCCATCACGCACTCAATGCAAGAGCAATATGATGTTCCGCAGTTTTGTGGCTTGTTCATGGCTTTACCTCTGCGTCAACAATGCGAATCAGGGCGGCAATCATGTCCTTGGCCTGTTCTTTGTTTAAGCTGACATGACACCTTGCAGCCTCTGTTACCAAGCCAATCCAAATGTGACCATCGTACAAGTCCACATTGACATGACGGCGCTTGTGTATCGTTTCAATTTTTGTATCGAGTTCCATTTCATAGCCTTTCATTTACGTTCATTTACTCGTTGCCTTACCGCTTCAACCAACCCAACCCACAACCCTGACGGGTCATCTTCCAAGTCTTGCGCCCGTTTCTTGGCGTAAGGAATCCAGCCCTTCTGTAAAGCCATCTTTGTCAGATGCTCCACTTGTTGCTCGAATACTTGGTTGAAATCCATCTAGGTCGCCTGTCAGTTCAAGTGCTTTGTTGATTGTGTCTAGATTATAAGACAGATTATCCTTGATTCCGTCAAGAATTTGATTTGCTTGAAAATAATTCATTGACTTAGGATTTTCCAAGCTGTTGCGGCGCATAGTGGGACTTGTCCGTTTCCAATTGCTTTAAGCTGGTCCACCCTAGAGGCCACCCCATCAGCCACTCTACCCACGTTGGGTTCAACTTGCCACCATTCCCCGCCCCCATTGACCTGGCTTCCTCTATTGTTGTATTGGCTTTTAGTTGCGCCCATGCCCCTGAGCCACCGCACATACCCTTGGTTCTCGGTGTAGGCCAATTCACTTGCGCTGTTAATGTTGGCGTATTGCGCCTGTGTTCGCTTGGCGCATTGGTTTCCTTCGCCATGTGCGCTGTCGGTGTAGGCCAATTCTGCATATTGCTCACTTGGTCGCGCAAATTTGCTGGCTTGCTCCTTCCAGGCCTTGCAAATGTCGCTTCTTTCAACAGGGCTTGTTGCGACTTTGGTGGCAGCTTGTCCATTGTTGTTGGTGTTGCCCACTTTTCCGACAATCCATATTCTGTCCCTCTGATGGTTTGCTCCAACGTCCGCTGCTCCCAGCACTCCCCATCTCGCATCAAACCCCATTGCGGCCAAGTCTCCGAGAACTCGTCCAAGTCCCCTAGAAGTGAGCATTGGTGAGTTTTCCACAAACACGAATCTAGGTTGTACTTCGTGAATGATGCGCGCCATTTCTCCCCACATTCCGCTTCGCTCTCCGTCAATTCCTGCGCCTTTGCCTGCGGCGCTAATGTCTTGGCATGGAAATCCGCCAGATACAACGTCAACAATTCCTGCCCACGGTCTTCCGTCAAAAGTTTGTACGTCATCCCAAATCGGGAAAGGCGGAAGAAGTCCGTCATTTTGTCGGGCGCACAATACGCTTGCTGGATAGGGTTCCCATTCAACGGCGCAGACTGTTCGCCATCCAAGAAGTTTTCCCCCAAGTATTCCGCCACCAGCGCCTGCGAATAAAGCCAACTCATTCATACCACCTGCTTTCGTAATTCTGCCAATTTAGCCAATGTTTCCAAAGATGGTGGCACAGCCTTCTTTCGGTCTTCCTCAATCTTGCGCAACGCAGCATCTTGGTTTGGCGGTGGTGGTGTAGTGATGCCAGCTACATCCCACTTGTTTTGCATTTGTGGTTTTACAGCAACCCAATCAGCTTTAAACGATTGCCAGTTACGCACGATTGTTTCTTTCAATGCGTCTTCCAGCGACCAACCAGCTTTGCTTGCTTCTTTGGCAATGCCTTCAATCACCAACTGCGTGACCTTGGCTTTCTTAGCTTTTCGGTGGGCAATGAATTCATCCCAAACAGATTGTGAAACGCCTTCAGGCGTAGCAACGACAGTTGCTTTCTTCTTTGTTTCTTGTTTTATGTTTATTGTTTCTTGTTTTATGTTTGGTTGAACGTCTGTTGAACGGGCGTTAGACCTACGTTCAGCGGATGCTTTACCAGCGCGTGACGCTTGTTCAATCTTTGAATGATAGTGAGCAATTTCCTTGTCTGCTCTGCCATTTACATAGCCTTCTTCAGTCTTTTCAAAGAATTCGTTAAGCACATCACGAACAATTGCAGCCTCATTCCTCATGCCAATTTGCTTGGCAACGAACGTTGCATCCCCGTTCAACGGGCGTTCATGAAGGTAATACAAGTCAAGAATCCTGCGATAAGCCAAGTCCTCAAGCAAGTCAAGGTGGCGCGTGTGACTAGCGTAGTCACCAATGTTGAATTGATAGTAATGCACAAAGCATCTCCGCAAATCTCCCAGAAAAGAAACGCAGGCAGGCGGGGAGTTCGCTTTTCGGTACGCTCATGACTTCGTACCTAGCCCTGTTTCAAAACATTATATCAGTTGAACCACAAGTAAAACCCGTGAAGGATGCCGATTGGAAAAAAGATAGCGCCAGCTACCAAGAAGCCCCAGAAGCCCTGTGCAAAGCAAGTGAAGATGTGGGTAAGCCAAGCAAGCGTGACTGTGATGCCAATAAACCAGCCCATCATGCTTCCTTCACAAAAATACCGTCAGCGTTCAGATAGCCCTTGCGGTCTTTGATTTCTTGGTAAGCGCCTTCAAAGCACGTTACCAAATCCAAGTCTGCAATGGCACAGCCCATGATTAGCGTCACCAGAATGTCGCCATAGGCATCAGCCATAGCAGCGCGGTCATTTTGATTGATTGCCTCAAACAACTCATTAAGCTCCTCTTGCGTTTTCATTGCCTGAGCAAATGGACTGCTGTTTTGCACAATGCCACGGGCTTCACCCCATTGCACAACCTTCATTTCAATTTCTGAAAAGCTCATTTTTGTTCCTTGAACCACTTGGGTTTTAAAAGTTTTAGTTGCCAGATTCTTGCTTTCGGCACTTCTTTCCATGCCGCAACCGCTGGCTGGCTGATACCAAGCAGTTTGGCAAGCTCAGTCTGTGAGCCTGCAAGTTTGATAAGCTGTTCTTTGTTCATGCGTGAAATGTACCATAAGCTAGGTTGTTGCTGTAAAGCCACAAAACAAAAATATTTTTATGAATTGTTGGAAATCTTCATAAATTGGCTTATAGTTCACACATCCCGCAGCGCAACGCAAACGGTACTTAGGAAACAAAATGAAACTTAACGAAACAACCCGCACTTACCCCCGCACCATGCAAGAAGCCTACCCAAACACCTATGACGCTATTGAAGCCCGTCAGCGTTGGGAATGGCTAGAAGGTCACCAATCAAACGCAGCAGCACAAGCTGAATTCTGGGTTTATATCGCCTGCGCTTTTGCCGCTGGTTTTGTAGTCTCTCAACTTTGGGGTTAAACATGAAAAACATCGCATCTGCTTTGGTCAAAGCACAAAAAGCCTTTGGCCCTGCACTCAAAACTTCCACCAATCCACACTTTCGCTCAAAGTATGCTGACCTTTCAGCTTGCGTTGAAGCTGTGATTGACGCGCTTAAC